ACGCAGCTGTGCCTCTGACTGTTTGTTACGGCCTACCTTTAATTCTGCAAAGCATAAACCACCCGTAGGGTGACTGAGCACAAGGTCAGGAAAGCCAGCGTCGCCTTGAAAGTGTGTTGCCCAACGCGCGCCTACTTGTGAAGGCTGGGCATGGTATATAAGCCAGCCGCGCAGTTTGGCTATTGCCACTATCTGTTTTAAGAATGCGGCTTCCGTCATGCCGGCGTAGTTATTGGTCATCTGTCGCCATTTTTTCGGCACAGTTTGGGCAGAACACGGCTGAGGCTATGCGCTTGTAGTTGCGTGCTAAACGCTGGTAGTCGGTCTGTAGGTCTGTCAGCTGGTGAATGATTATGTTTAGTTCGCGCCTAAGACTGTCGCATTGTTGGCGTGAGTCGTACAGCATGTTCGAGTATGCCCATAATGCTTGTTCTGGTGGCATGTCGTCTGCGTTCATTATTTAACCTTGGGTATCGGTTTGATAGCAAGAAACATGTCTTTAGCCTCGCTGTACGTCATTGGTGCTGTGGGGTCAAAATCTAGCCCACGTTCAGCGCACATCTGGGTAAGCATTTTTATTTGGTTAGCCGTCGCGCCGTTGCTGTTACTTGCTTGTGTTGGTTCACGTGCCGATAATCGAGCGCTGCCAATTTCTTTAGCCCGCGGGCCGTCTAGCACTGGCGTTGGTCGCGCAACGCTTATTACTTGGTTGCGGTCATCTGGCAACGGTTGGCGTCCTAGAACCTCGTTACTGCTGGCTATGGACTTGTCTATGCCGAAACCCATGTAGCCCAATGCTCGGCCTAGAGCACTTGTCGCGCCGTTGGCTTGTTCTGACAGTTTAGTAAATGTCGTTCTACCCGGGTATGGCTCAAACATGTACGCGGTTACTGGTATCGGGTCGTCTGGGTCACGGCTCACGGTGACCGAGCATTCAATAAACAACTGGTCGCCCACTTGTGTTATTTCTGGTCTGTGCTCAACAATGCGCAGCTGCGGAAAAACCTTTAGCGCCTGCTTCAGACGTGTCTTAACGTCTACGTACTCAGAAAGGTCAAAAGCCATTACTCATACCAACCGTTCTCGTGGTTGTTTACCCAGTCGGCTGCCCACAAAGTAATTGCAAGGAATACAGCCATTACGCCGGCTACAGCAAAAACGCCTATAACAGTTCTCATTTTGTACCGCGCAATGCGTTGTCAATGGCAATAAGCAAATGGTTGGTTTCGCGGCCAAGTTCAAGCAAATGCAGGTCGTGAAGTTCTTGCACAATGTCGTCTAGACGGTCAATGATGCTGGCGGGTTTTGGTTCAAGGCTGCTCGGGTGTTCCAGCCGGCCAATGGCTTGGCGTAAGTCCTCGCATAGTTTTGGGTCGTCCATTGCGTAGCTGTAGGCGTGTGCGCGCAGGTTGCGTACGAGTATGTCTGTGGTTTTGGGTCGAGTGCCTGCCCATAGGTTTGCTAGGGCTTGGTCTATACGGTCAGTCGGGTTTACCATGTTGTCTCTTTTCTAGTCGGGTTGAAAATAACTAACGGGTGTACGGTACCACAATTTTTGGCGCGCTGTTGCCTTTCCATGGTGCCCAGCCGTGGCGCTTAAATAGGGCTAAGGCGGCTTTAAGGTTTTTGCGTGGTGACCAGAGTTCTTGCATGGCTTTACGGACTATGCCGGCGTCTTGTAGAAAGCCTTTGTTGCTGCCGTTTAGTTGCATAAGTCCGTAGCTGCCGGTGTATGGGTCGCGCTGGTTCCATGCTTGAGCGAAGCCTTTGGACTCGCGCGCGCATATTTGCATGAGCCGTGGTAAATCTTTTTTGTGCCAGCCGACTTCTAGCGCTAAAGGTTTGTAGCGGTTGCAGTTTGGTTCTACTGCCGCTCTGACTTGTGTGGCCGGCATGAGTAGTGCAGCTGTGGCGAGTACGCCAAGTAATCGTTTCATGGTTTCTGCCTTTCGTCGGGATAGGTAAAAACCCTAATGGGGTTATTTAGTGTTTGCGCGTCTTTAGGCTGTAAGCCTTATGTTGTAACGGTTTCTGTGGGTGGTGCCCAGACGTTGCCTAGGACGTATTCCCAGTGCCATGACTCGAAGCCTGGTTTGCTCGGGTCGCCGGTGCCGATATACCAGCCAAAACGGTTAGCGTTTTTTATAAGCCAGTTAAAGGTTTTGCCGGTGCAGTTAGCGAAATCTACTGCGAGGCCCCAGCCGTGGTTTGAGCCTTTGACGCCTGTTGGGTCGGGTGCCGCGCATGGTGCCATACCCTTTTTGAGGTACCAAGTAGTGCCCTCAAATGTGCGTGTAATGCCTCGAGTGTCGTCTGTAGGTTTAGGGCTGTAGCGCTGCATGAATGCGTCGTACTGTATTTTGTACGGTCTGTAGGTGTCCACAGTAGACGTTGGCTTCAATGTGATGCCGTCAGCCTTGGCGGCGTTCAGCATGTGTTTGTAGCTGCGTACCGCGCAAGTGTGCAGTTTGCCGCCTGGCACTGGTCCTAGAAGCTCATCGGGTAATTGCCCGTTTTTGTGGCCGGCTAAATCTTTTGGCAGTTTAATTTTCTGTGTCGGATACATCTTTTTCTTTCGGTTTATCGCGCAGACCATTTGAAGCGAGCAATGATGAGAGCGCCCCACTCACAAAAAGGACCATCGGTTTGAGTATGTCCCAAGCGGCAGCGTCATTGGGTGCCATATTTTTTGGGTCTTGCACCACGAAAAGCAGCCCGTACAAAAGCACAAAAATGCAACCGACAAACGCGCTACACAATGCGAGACCGACAATAAAAATGAGTCGCGCTTTTATTTCTTCGTTGGATAGTCGAGGACGCATTACAGGCATTTTGCGCCATGCCTTACAGCTGCGGTGTCCGAGGTAACAAAACCTAGCGCATTGTTTTTAGTGCGTACTTCTGGGCATACGCCGCGGGTGCGGTCGCCACAAGCGGTCAAAATTACGCCAAGCAAAAGCGCCACGAAACTAATTCGCCAAATCATGCTGTGCCAATGTCTTCTATCCAAAATTGAAATGGAAAAGTTCCCCCGGCAGTAAGTTGTCCCGTGCCTGTTCCTGATTGACGTTGACAGCGTATTTTGCGTGTTATTGAACCTGCGCCGGGTGTAAAAACGTGAGTGCCATAAAAAGAAACATCGCCCGTAGTCGCTGGGCAAGTAATGCACTGTTGTTGAATACTATTTGAGCCGTCAGTCAAAAGAAAGTTAAAAGTATCGGTTGACACGGTTGTATTAAATAGACCTAACCAACAGGCTTTATATAATCTGCCTGCGATTGCAGTGAAAGTAATTGTTGCGCCAGTAATGTCAACCTGCGCGGTTATTCCAGTTTGGTTTGTAGTAATGTTAATTGGGGCTGCAACTCTGCCAAAAGGAAAATTATTTGCTTGGGACGCTGTATATACAGCGCCAGTTGTAAAGGTTGTGTTTGGTGAAGCCATTAGTACCCCAGTCTATTAAAATCAAGTGTGCCAAAAGTAGCATTGTCAAGAATTAAGTAAGCGTTTTGGTCGGCTGGCGAAACGTAATATGTGTATCGAGCCTCGCCGGGTACCGCGCTAAACGCTGCGCCTTCAATAATGCACTGATAGGTAGTGCCACGAAAAGCCACGCTTACTTGCGCGCCGACACAAGTGCCTATTTCTAAAGAACCGCCGCTAGTGGCTAGGTTCCATAACTTGAAAGAGTTTTGAGCGTTGGCTAAACAAGAAAAAGACGAAATGGCCAATGGCGCTGCCGTAAAGTTATTAAGCAAATAGTTGGCGTAGTCGGTGGCTTGTCCGGTAGACGCGTTAAGCGTGTTCACGGTGTAAGTGCGATAAGGCCGTGAGCCTGTCTGCACTGTCTGAGCTGCAAAAGACTCCGGGTCTACAGTTACTTGGCTATAAAAGTTGTCGGCGTAACTAGCAAACTCAATGTTGTCATACACTTGAAAACTGGCGTTGTTTGTCGTGTCGCTAAAGTTAATGTTCGCTACTTGTGCACCAAATGGGGAAAATAAAGAAACGCCGTTATATGCCTCGCGCATACGTCCATTGGTCGTTAGGCAAGCACTGTTTACCCAGTCTCCCCAAGTGCCGCTTACCGTTGTTGCTGCCATTGCTGGCCCGGTGCCGCTACTCGCATAGGTAATGGTTAGGCCGCTGGCGGTACTTGCTGCTGTCGTTTGTGCCGAAATAGTGTCTGCTGCCATGGCGTAGTTTTCGCCACTAGCTCTGCCGCAGCGCGCTAAATAGCCTTCGAGGCTTATGGTCAAATAGTCGGCGTTGCCAGTAGTGCCAACGTACGGTATGCCGTAAGTAAATTGGACGTTAGAAATGCTGGCAGAAAATTGACTGCGATAGATACCGCCGTCGTCCCATGTGACTTTGACAGTTGAACCGGGCTTAATAACCGAATTAGGCGCTGATGGTTGGCGTACAACAATGGTGCCGCTAAGGCTTGAATACTGGTCTAACTGTCGTTCGCGGCCAGTCTTAAAATTGATGCTTTGCACATTGCTTAAAGTAATAGCCGGCATACCAGACGCGCCTTCTACGTCAACTTGGAAACTTTGTACGGCCATTAGTACGCATTGCTTACTTTTATAGGCACGCTGCCGTTTGTGCGCATGTAGGCGCGTAGCGCGCTTACTACAGCGTTGGGGTCGCCGCCGTTTACGTTTATGGTTACGTTATTAGTGCTTGCCCGGCTGCCGTCCACATTGGGGCTAGCGTTAATGCTGCCAAGTGGCGCGTAATCATATGGGTTAAAAGTTGGTGCTGGTGCTGCGCCGCCTTGAAATACTGTGCCAAGACTTGCATCTAACTGTTGACTTATTAGCGCAACGCTTGCCGGGTCTACAGCAAACTTTAATAAAAACTCTGTATTAGCTATAACGCTATTAACGCCGTCAACTATGGCTTGCGCTTGGTCTACGCCTGACTTGAACCATTTATCTGCCGTCAATTTAGCGATACGGTCGGCGGCTGCGTTAATCGTTGTCGAGATACCAAGCAGACGGTCAATAGATGCTTTACCGCCGGCAACCAAACTTTTAATTATTTCAAGTCCTACGTCTGCGCCACTGGCAAGAATGGACTGCAATAGTGCTGGGTCATCTAGCCCGGCTGCAATAAGGTTTTCTATGCCGGTGGCAAGTTCGCCAGCTTTTTTGGCTTGGTCGTCGAGTACGCCAAAGAATGTTTTTGCGCCTTCGCTGTCTGCTGCCGTTGTCCAGGCTTCGCCGACGTTAAATATGCCGCGCACTACGTCTGCGGTGGCTTTATAAAAGTTGTTGTAGTTGTCTGTTGCCTTGGTCAGCTGTTCATTGGCGCGCATAATGGCTGGCGCAAACTTGTCTTTGACTGCTTGTACCGCATTGTCGTATGCGTCTTTAAGTGTCTGTACTGCCTCGGCATGTTTCTTTGTGGCCTCTGCAGCCTTTTTAGCGGCCTCTGACGCCTTTTTACTGCTGGCCGCGCCTTTTGCCATTTCAAGGTTTGCTAGGCGTTGCTGCTCAATGTCTACAGCTCGTTGATAGTTGGCGCGTTTCTGGTCTTGCTCGAGTTGTAAAGTTATCTCAGACCATGCGCGCGTATTGGTATAAGCAGTAGCCAAACTGTCGTTCAGTTTGTCGGACTCTGTTTTAAGTTTGCCAATATTAAAACTAAGCCCCAGTACCTTGCCGCCAACATTTAGAATGCTGCTGCCAAAGTTGGCCAAGTTAACGCCGCCTTGTTTTAAGTTCTCAAAGAAACTGTTTGACTCTTTGTTGTTCTTTTTTAGTACGTCGACCATGGCTGTAGCTGGGTCTACAAAGCGTTTCATTTTGCTGCCAAGTTCGCCGACAACGCCGCCTAAACCGCGTTCGTCACTAATTTTTATGAGCTTGTCAAAGTAATTAAGTAGTTCCCCCAGTTTTGGTAAAACTTTGTAACCAATGGCTTCTACCAGTTCATTAAAACGTACTTGCATTATTTGTAGACGGCCAGCGTATGTGTTGGCGTTAGCTGCTGCCGCGCCGCCGAATTGTGCGTCGAGCGCTGCTTGTGCAGCCTTAAAATCTTTTGTTTTAATTATGTTTTCGTCAAGCGGTATACCCAACTTTTTTAATGCTGTAAAATTGCCGCCGTACGCGCGGCCTATAGCCGTAGAAACTGTTGTTAAATCTTTGCCAGTTGCTATTGAGGCGTCAAGGCTTAAAGAAAGTAGGTCTTGAGCTTTAGCAGCGTCCTTGGTATATCTGACTAGCCCGGCTAACGCTGGACGTAGCTCGTCATCTGCTACGCCTGTGGCTAATTGCGTCTGGTCAACAAAATTGGCAACACTATCGGCAAGCGCTTGGTTAGGCCCGAGCGTTGCGCGTAGCTGTGTCTCGAGAAGTTTGGTGCTCTGCTCATCTGCAATAGCGGCCTTAGCGGCAATGACCAGACCGCCAGCCAATGAAGTAACCGCGCCAAGCGCCGGCAACATTGCTTTCTGTAATAGGAACCCGCTTTTAGCGCCGAAACCTTGCAGGCTGGCAAACTCTTTTTTAGCGCTGTCAAAACCCTTGGTATTAAGGCTTGAGATAATTGGAATGTTGATAGCCATTTAGCGTGCTCTTGTCGTTACTAGGTTGCGGTTAACTATTGACATTACGCGCTCGACTATCTTTTCTACTTCTTTTTCTACAGCTGGCAACACAGAATTAGCTGCTGGCTCTAGCGCGCGCGGCGCTTCTTTAGGGCCTACGTGTTCGCCTTCAGCCAAAAGATTAGTAACAAACTGGCTACCGCCATGTATGCCTACATGGTCCCAGATAGCGCCAGCGGCGTCGCGTTGCTGTAGTACAAGCAGTTGATATTGAGTCGCCTTAAAATCGACTGTACGGCCGTTAGAAAAGGTCACAGTGCGAGCGCGGCTACCACGTTTGCCCACAATAGAACGTATGCCAGAAATTACCCGGTCACGAGACCAGCCGGTACCGTCGCGGCCTTTAATCATGTTGCCGTTAACCATGCGCGACAAAGGCGGCTTAGTAGGAATAAACGAGCGCGCAGCTGTCACAAGTCGAGTGCCCGCGCCAGCCTGAATGTCTTTAGTAATCTGCCGTCGTAAAATGCGGTCAACTTTGTTTATCTCAGCAAGCGCCTCTTGAATGCCGTATACCTGATAACTAGCGGTGGCTGGCATGTTCTTTACGCTGCCTTTCTAGAATATCTATAACGGTGGCTAGGTCTGGTAACTCAAAGTCTACACTTGGGGGCCACCAGCCCGTGTGCAATAGCAGTTCGGCTAACTGTCGCCGGACGGTGCCGGCTCTGTAAAACTTTGTGGCTCACTGTCTACAACTTCTAGTATTTCAATGTCGTTTATGAACTGGTCAAGCGTGCCGGGCACAATAATGCCGGCGCGGGCTGAAGCGTCGTATGCCATGAAGGCTAAATCTTCCATGCCTACGCCTGCGCCTAGGTCACTGGCGCGACGCTTGAAGCGCCGTTCCCATGCGACAATGACCGCGAGGCTCGTCACTACCTCGTAGGCGTCTTGGTTTTGGCGTTGTACTTTGAGCCGTAATTGCATGTCGGGCTACCTTTCGGGTTAGTTGTTAAGCGATTGCGACTGAGTAGACACCACCAGTAAAGGTAATGTCAATGGTATCTAGCGCGCCAAGTTGGCCGTTAATAAGTGGCAGGGTTTCAAGGTATGTACCAGTCAAAGTGTGCACTGGGTTTGTTGCACTTGTAGCAGCAGACGTTGGCTTAATTGTTACGGTAATTTGTGTACCTACAAGTGCTTTAAGCGTTGCGTAAGTTTCTGAAACTGCGTACGAATTATACAGCGTCACAGTCAATGTGTTGTTTTCAAGGCCAGACGTATACACGCGCGAGCCTGAGCCAAACGCTGTGGACTCAAGAGCTTCAATAACACGAGTAAGCACCGCGCTACTGCATTGGTCTGTGAGGTCTACCGCGTTAATGGTGACGAGTGGGTTAGAAAGATAAGTGCTAGTTGCCATGATGTTTAATCCTCGCTTGGTTCTGTATCTGTTTTAGCAGGTTTTGTATCGGTTTTGGTGGACGTTTCAGCAAGGAAACCGCCAGCAATAAGCGCCAGTATGTTTACGCCGTCTTTTTCTGCAGCTGCGGCGTCAAAGAAATCGCCAATTTTGCCTAAACGTTCGCTTGAAATCTTAAACATAGTTAGCCTTTCACGCTGTCTGTGCTTGCATTGTAATGGTTAAATCGTACGCCGGATAGTCTGCGCCGCCTATCATGGCGATAGTTGGCCGTCCGTCCGTAAGCCCAACGTTAGCCGCCAAGACCTTGCTGGCGAGGTTTAGTAGTGACCGTTGCGCGTCGAGGTTGTTAGGCCCGAGCGTGATGACGCGCACCGGAAAGGTCATCTTTACTACGTTGTAGTTAAACGCCTCAAATGTTGGCGCGTCTATAAAGGCGCATGGCGGTACGAGGTTACGCGGGTCGTTAACCACTTGTAGACCAGATACAGCGGTCAGCGTCGCAGTGAGGTCGTCTAGGGCCTCGTTAAACAGGTCTGTGAAGGCGACAGCCATGCGTCAGGCTACTTGCGGTCTGTCTATGCCAAGCAGTTGTTTTATGACGCCTGAAAGCCCTGTAACGGATACTGCGCCGCCGTCTGAAAAGCTAGAAAATTGGTCAATGCTGCCGCGTTGGCGGTACAGCATGCCGCCGTATTGAATCGTGCCGAGGGATACGTCACCACTAGGGCTGGTTGCTAAAGCGTCGTGGTACCCGGCTTCTTGCCTGCGGCGATAACAAAACGCCGAGGCCGCCGAAGCACACTGAGTTAGGAAGGCTGTGTCTGCTGCCGTAGCTGTTCCAATACCTAACCAGTCCTCGATGTTGGCGGCCGTTACCCAAGTGCAAGTTTGGGTATACGTGACAGTGCCAGCAAACGTGACCACAAACTCGACATTGCTGCCGGTGCATGCGTAAAGCAACTGGTTAGGTACCGGGTCGTTTTCGTCAAACAGAAACTCGCCAGTGGTGTTGTCTATTCCGGTGAACTTGTATTGCGGCAAGTCCAATACCTTAAACGTGCCAGCAAACGGCGCGGCTAAACCAGAGACAGTGACGTTCTGGCCTACCGCAATTTCTGTAGGTTCTAGCGTGCTAATGCACGCGTAGTTGCTCAACAGTTGTTTTGTAGCTGTAGTAAATGCAGCCATGGCCGCAGCCGCCTTTCAGATTAGGCGATTACAATGCCTTGGACCATAAATGACTTAGCAACAAATGTTGCAAAGTATCCGTAGTAAGAGAACGTGCGGGTCAATGTCGATGGATTGACCAAAGATAAAACGCCTTGCTGTGCTTCGTAAATCTCAAAGGCTGGTGCGTAAACAACAAGCATGGTGCCAGATGCAAAGTTGTTATCTACAACAAGTTGCAAGCCCATTACGTTCATGTTGTTGTAGCCCATGCCGCCAACCTTGCC